TGATTGAGCACGTTGCAGAAGCTGTATCCGGCAGCAAACACCATTTTGTCACTTCAAATATGGGGCTGGCTTATTTATTGTTCATGCGAGCCCATCCGCGCAAGGCGGAAGAATTCATCACCATGTTGAAAACCGGCGAAAATCTCCATGCGAAACATCCGGTCATGACACTGCGCACGAAGCTGATCAGCAACCTCATGAATAAGCAAAAACTAAATGCCCGCGAAACACTGGCGTACTACATCAAAGCCTGGAACGCCTATGTCAAAGGGAAAAATCTTTCGGTATTTCGCTGGAACAACACTCTGCCTATTCCAGAGGTGAAATAATGCAAGAAAGAATTACTTCCATGACAACCTTGGAGTTGCGCCGCGTGGCTCCGTTCAGCACACTTTTTCCGATCAAAGAAAACATACTGAAAAAAATAACTGTGGACATGAAAACCAATGGCTATGACTGCGCTCATCCAATCATCGTATGGGCCGGCAACCGCTGCAAGGTAGTCGACGGCAACACCCGGCTTGAGGCCGCTCTTAAGGCGGGCATGGATACAATTCCGGTAGTGCTGAAAATTTTTGCGAGCGAAGAAGAGGCTTTGCAGTATGCCATCAAGTCGCAGAGTAACCGGCGCAATCTTACCGACAGTGAACTGGTTGCGTGTGTGGCTGAACTGGACAAGAGAAAAGATAAAAATGCCAATTTAAAGCAGAATCGCACCGAAGCGCAAGATTGCGCTTCGGGGAAAACTGCGAAAAAAACAGCCAAGTTACTGGGCATTTCTACTCGAAAAGTCGAGCAAGTCCGTGCCGTAAATGAACACGCGCCGCCAAAGGTTAAAGATGCTGTAGCCGCCGGAAAAATGTCGGTAAATAAAGCTTACAATCAAACGATGGCAACACGGCGGCAGGCATCTGAAGACAAACCTATAGAGTCTTCAGAGCAAGTCAAAGAAAAACGAAAAGAAGCCATTGTTCAAAGCATTGGCGGTATGCTGAAAAAACGCATAGAGCGCGAGGTGCAAGAATATCCTGAAATCCGCTATTCTCAGGGTGAAATAGAGACCTTCGTCGTTCAGGTCTGCAATCTGGCCACAGAACATATCAAATCACTTTCGATAGAAACGGACAATAAAGAATCAATCGTTAACCATAAGGAGAACGCCAATGAGTCTGCTTGAAAACATCAAATCGGGAAAACAGCCGATGCCGCCGAGGATCGAAATTTATGGAGTCGAGGGGATTGGTAAAAGCTCGCTTGCCGCATCAGCTCCCAAGGCGGTTTTTCTGCCAACGGAAGATGGGCTGTCCGAAATCGACTGCCACAAATTTCCGCTGGCGAACAATTTTTCCGAGGTAATGGATGCGCTGAACGCTTTATATCAGGAAGAACATGATTTCCAGACGGTAACTATCGATTCATTAGATTGGCTGGAACGATTAATTTTCGATGAAGTTTGTCGGGAATACGGCGTGCGGAGCATTGAAAAAGTGGATGGTGGTTATGCTCGCGGTTACACCCACGCCCTAACGCACTGGCGCAAGATTCTGAACATGCTTGACGCGTTGCGGTACGAACGTGGCATAGCCTGCATCCTGATCGCCCATTCAAAAATCGAAAAGTTCGAAGACCCGGAATCTTCCGCCTATGACCGGTATTCGCCCAGGCTTCATAAACACGCCAATGCTCTGATCTCGGAATGGGTGGATGCGGTTTTGTTTGCTACCCGCAAATTCAGAACGCAGAAAGAAGACGCTGGATTCAATCGAGAACGCACCATTGCCGCTCCAATCGGAAGTGATGGCGGCGAACGGATTATCCGCACGGTTGGCGGTCCCGCCTGCGTAGCGAAGAATCGCTTTAATTTGCCAGCGGAGCTGCCGTTGTCCTGGGATGCGTTGATGGCGGCGATGGCGAACAACGGAGCGGAAAAATGATCCGGCGCAGCTGGGTAATTTACCAACGCAAATCACGACGGATAGTCAGTACGGTCTATCACCGTTACCAGATGGCGAAAGAGGATTTGCAGATGCTTAATGACTACTGCCAAAAGAAAATATACGTCATTCAGGTTACCCGGACCGATTCCGAAACCGGTAAAATTGTCAGCCGCTATCCAGCTATCGAGCTGAAAGAACTTCCTAAGCAGGAGACTGATTATGGCTAAATGCGGAGAAAAATGCGAGATTTACAGCAGAATAGTCGGCTATTTTAGGCCGGTGTCTCAATGGAATAAAGGCAAAAAAGAAGAATTCAAAGACAGGAAAGTATTCAAGATCAAAAATCAACCCAGAGGGAAAAAGTAACTATGGCAACGCTAAATTTTAACGCAAACGAAGTCGAACCAACTGTAGCTTTTGAAGCCGTCCCGGCTGGGAAATACATTGCGGTGATCGTCGAGTCGGAAATTAAACAGACTAAATCCGGTAACGGAAATTATCTCGAACTGGTTTTTGAAATCTCTGAAGGCGAATACAAAAACCGCAAAGTTTGGGCACGGCTGAACACCGATAACCCCAACCAGCAGGCGGTAAAAATTGCCCGGGGAGAACTTTCGGCTATTTGCCGGGCGATCAATGTGATGCAGCCGCAGGACTCGGTTGAACTGCATAACCTGCCGCTGGAAATTAACGTTAAATGCAAACGCAACAAAGATACCGGGGATATTTCCAACGAAATCAAAGGCTATGCCGCTAAAACAAGTACGGCAGAGCCACCGCAAACGCAACAGCAGTCAGCGCCGTGGAAACGTTGATAATATGGAGTTCGAACTGCCGTATCCACCGAGTGTTAATCATTACTATCGGCATGTGGGACCGCGCGTGTTGATAAGCAGGGCCGGACGCAAATATCGCGAAGTTGTAATTTCGCTGCTCCGGTCTTGCGGAATTAAACCTTTAAACGGCGACATAGAGCTTTTTTTCGAAGCCTATCCTCCGGACCGGAGGCGTCGTGATCTGGACAATTTGCTGAAATGCGTCATTGACGCGATGCAACACGCCGGGGCTTATCACGACGATAGCCAGATAGTGAAGATTACCGCCGAAAAACATAACCCGATGCCGCCTGACGGCATGCTTTATATAAGGATAGAAGAATTATGCAATGCAGATGTAGAAAAATAATCATAACCAGAAGAGTTGTCGACAATATTACTGATCCGGTCATGCGGACGGTTTGCCAAAAACTGATGCAGGGGGGAACGCTGAAGCGCGTACGCAAAGAACTTGACCTTCACGTCACGGTATTTAACATGTTCATAGGTGAAATCAAACGCCTGTTGCTTGAGTCAGGGCTGGAGGTACGCAGCGCCTGATGTTTGAGTTAAGACCTTATCAGCAAGAAGCCGTCGAGGCGGTTTATGAACATTTAAGTACCCGCGATGACAACCCGTGCGTGGTCTTGCCAACAGGTACAGGCAAGACGCTGGTTACATCTCAGATAGTAGCAGACGCTGTTCAAAAATGGGCTGGCCGAGTGCTGATCCTGGCGCACGTCAAGGAGCTTTTGGAGCAGAACGCCGATAAAATTCAGGCACTCTGCCCGGAACTGGATGTTGGGATGTATTCGGCCGGACTCAATAGCCGCGATACCGATCACGCGGTAATAGTCGCCGGTATTCAGTCGGTTTACACACGAGCCTGTGAGCTAGGATCGTTTGATTTGGTCATTGTCGATGAATCGCACCTTATAGCTCCGGATGGCGAAGGGATGTTTCGAACGTTCCTTGCCGATGCCAAAGTGATCAATCCCAATCTGCGGCTTATCGGCTTGACCGCGACGCCGTACCGGATGAAAGGCGGACTAATCTGCAAACCGGAAAACCTGCTCAATCACGTCTGCTATGAAGCCGGGCTTAAAGAGATGATCGCGCAGGGCTATCTGTCGCCACTGTTTTCCAGAGCCGGTAGAGCGGAGGCGTGTTTCGATGACCTGCACGTTCGCGGCGGCGAGTTTATTTCGTCAGAGGTCGAAGACCTTATGGGCAATAGTCAACTGGTGAACGCCGCTTGCCGGGAAATCGTCAGCCTGACCCAAGACCGCAACTCGGTATTGATTTTTACCTCGAGCGTGGAGCACTGCAATCATGTTGCGGAAAAGATAGCGGCATATTCCAGAACGGAATGCGCCGTGGTTACCGGTTCGACTCCGCCCGGAATCCGCGCTGAGACGATTGCGAGGTTCAAAGGCAAAGAGGTGGCGGCTGATCTTTTCAGCAGCAAGGAGCCGCTGAAATACCTGGCTAACGTTAACGTATTGACAACCGGATTTGATTCGACTAACACCGATTGCATTGTGCTGCTGCGCCCGACCAATTCGGTGGGACTGCTGATACAGATGATTGGACGCGGAACCAGGTTGCATCCGGGAAAGGAAAAATGCCTGATTTTAGACTACGGCGGTAATATCATGCGGCATGGGCCAGTGGATATGATCCAGATAAAAGAACCCGGTAACGGCAACGGCGAAGCCCCGGCAAAAAAGTGCCCGGAATGCCTGGCGCTCATCCATGCGGCTTATATGAAATGTCCTGAATGCGGTTATGAGTTTCCGCCGCCGGAAAAAAGTAACCTGAACGCCCATGCGGAAGCTGCCGGTGTTCTCTCCGGACAGGTGAGTTATTTCGATTACGATGTTCACGGCATCGAATACAGCGTGCATCACAAGCGCGGTGCGCCGGATGACGCGCCGAAAACGATGAAAATAGAATACTGCACCGGCTTCAATCGCTATGAAAGCGAATGGGTGTGTCCGGAACACAGCGGGTATGCGAGAAGGAAGTTTGAAGGTTGGTGGAAACAACGCTCAAAGATCGCACCGCCGAACAGCACCGTGGAAGCCGTCCGGTTAGCTGGAGACGGAGCTTTAGCTAAACCATCAAAAATCATAATCAAATCGGTGGCCGGAGAAAAGTTCGTCAATATCGCGGATTACGAGTTGGGAGAATTTCCGGATTACTGCCCTGAACCGGGCTGGAACGATCTGTCAGAACAAGAACGATCCGATGTTTTTTCGCCTGATGATTTAGACGAGGACGACATTCCGTTCTGAGGAGATAATTATGCAAATTACCAAGATGTTTCCAGTGATATTGATCACGCTTGACGTTGCTGCTGGCATGGTTTATTGCTGGCACGGCGATTTCAAACAGACCATTTACTGGCTCGCTGCGGCAACCCTGACCGCAACCGTAACCTTTTAAAATAGGAAAATAACCATGCCGAAAAACAACGCTTTCGATATTGTAACCGATTCGGAATTTGCAACGCTGATTCCACCAGTAAGCGAGCAGGAATTTGTCGGGCTGGAAGCGGCCATTTACGCGACGGAAAAAGCTCTATCGACGCCGAATATAAACGTCCCAAAAGGAGCATTATTATGCAGACAATAAAATTATGTTCGAGGTGCCATGAATTTTTTATTTACCGGCATTCCCGCTACGGACAGATTTGCCCCTGGTGCGAACAAAGCATGATTGCCGAGGAACACGATCTGTGCCGCACCTGCGGGATACGGCCCTTGAACGAGCTGGATATAATTGAGCTGAACAAGTACTGGTTCTGCCGCAACGCCTTATAAATGGACGGAAATTTTAGATGCAGAATAATTGCAACGACATAAACACAATTTTGAACCTTGTCTTTTCTCCCGGAGATGTTTTCGAGGTGAGATGCCTGTATGCGACCGCGCCCGGTGCGAGATATCCGCATATTGAATCAGGATATTTCACCTATGAAAACATTCCGAAGGTAGTCCAGGAACTGGCGAGAATAGAGGCGAATGGGGTGTATTTTACCCCGAATCCGGTCAATCCCGATCTGCTGGCCCGCGCCGCAAACCGGCTGAAGGTTGCCGGCAGGAATTTGACGACCTCGGATTCAGATATAGTCAGCCGCCGCTGGCTGCTAATCGATTGCGATCCGGTCAGGTTGTCTGGCATTTCCGCATCCGAGGAAGAACATGAAGCGGCGCTCTATAAGGCGATAGAAGTCAGCGAAAAGCT